GCGAGCAACGGACACTATAACTATGACTACGAAGAAGTAGTAGGAGGTTGGTCTATTGGGTGGTCTGAGGAATATCTTGAAGAAAGATGGGAGGCTATCCCAGACGGAGACGAGAGCGAGCAGAAAATGGATGCGCTTATGGACGAAGAAGAAGCAGACCTCGCTGCACGGCAAGCTAAGTTTGATTCTAAATATCGAAACACTAAAGCGGAGAAAAAGAATGAGCCTTATTAAACCAAGCACTAAAAACTGCACCCATGAAGACGGCAAGTGGTGGTACGTTGGTACTAACGATGGCGGCAGAAGAAGCATAGAAGCACACAACAGGAAGAACACCACCCGTATGTTTGTAAACAGTAAGTACGTTCCCAAGTCGCACCCTCTATACAAGGCAGGACGCTACAGGGGGTTTGAGGAAGCAGCCTTTAGTTCTTTAGAGAACTATAAAACTAACCCTGAAGGAGAAGTATATATTATATTTAATCCTGCATGGGACGGTTGGGTCAAGGTAGGCATGGCCGTAGACGCAACTGACAGACTTAAAAACTATCAGACATCCTCGCCCCTTAGAGACTATAAACTTCTATATGTTTTTAAAACAGATAGCCGTAGAGAACTAGAGGCTAATGTACACAGTAGATTGTCTGATATTTTTGAACGGAAGAACGAGTGGTTTAAATGCTCACCTGAAATAGCTAAGCGGTTTGTAGAAGCCGCCCTTGGAGATCAACATGAAGCAGCTTGAAAACTTAGTACCCGACATCTATCAACAATTAACAATGCTTTCAGACGGTGTACCGCTACCTCTAACTGAAGCAGACATAGATAAAACAATGGCAGGAATGCGCGAGGCTTTAATTTCTTGGGCTACACCCAGAGAACGTAACAAAGATTTTACTCTGCGTATGTCTAACATTGGAAAGCCTGCTCGACAGTTGTGGTACGAGAAGCGTGACGAGAATGGTCGTGGTGGTATTGACGGTGCAACTCAGATCAAGTTCTTGTACGGTCACTTGCTAGAAGAGGTTGTGTTAATGTTAGTTCGTATGGCAGGACACACAGTAACAGATGAACAAAAAGAAGTAGCAGTCGAAGGGATTGTTGGACACATGGACTGTAAAATTAATGGGGAGGTAGTTGATGTAAAGTCTGCATCTCGATTTGCGTTTAACAAGTTCAAAGAAGGACGGCTCGCACAAGACGATCCTTTTGGTTATATGGGACAGCTTGCAGGGTATGAAGCTGCTGAAGGAACAAACAACGGAGGCTTCCTTGTAATTAATAAAGAGAGCGGTGAGTTGTGTATGTATACTCCTGATGATCTTGATAAGCCTAACATCAAGACACATATAAACATGCTCATCCCAGCATTAAAGCTTGACACAGCGCCTGAACTCTGCTACCCTACAGTACCAGATGGGAAGAAAGGGAACATGAAAATTGCTAAAGGTTGTAGTTGGTGTAAATATAAATACCCCTGTCACAAAGATGCTAATGATGGCGAGGGACTAAGAACTTTTAAATACTCTAACGGCTTTGCGTATTTAACTAAGGTAGTATCTGAGCCACGAGTTGAGGAATTTTTATGAACGGTAAGAGAGCTAAAGAAATTAGGCGGCATACACCAGTAGTACTTGTTTCGTGGATACAGTCATTGCTAGATGAAAAAGAAGCGGCTGAGATTAACATTGAAAACTACAAGAATTTTCTACCTGTGCAAACACACTTCTTTGCAAACGGCACAATGTATTTAAACGCTTACCACCCTAAGTGGATTGTTAAAAAGATCAGACAACTTAAAAAACTATTCCCCCGTAAGAAAACAACTGAAATTAATTTGGAGTTAATACAATGGAAAGCAACAAAGAAACAAGGATGAGTATTGAAGAAATGATAATTTCCGTTGGCTCCTATCTTTTTAATGAGGCTCCCAGTGCTTCCGTTACAAACATAGAAACACAGTTCTTAAAAGATTTAAAACTTCTTTTAGAAGCAGAGCTAGAACGGAGAGAGGCACACATACATTGAAAAAATTTAAGAAGGGGTACAGAGCGCAGAGAGTTAAACGCCCTGTCGAAAAAGATGTAGTGGCTGGTTACGATTCCAACTGGGAGTATGAGCTACACTCTGGTATTCTAGATGGCTGGAGTTTTCATCCAGATAAAGTACCGTATGTTATTGAACACAAGTATGAGCCTGATTTTGTTACACAGATTAATGGTAAGACAATCTTGCTTGAAGCTAAAGGAAGGTTCTGGGACTTTGCAGAGTTTAGTAAATATATCTGGATAAATAAAGTATTGCCAGAAGACACTGAGCTAGTGTTTCTTTTTGCAAATCCTAGCGCACCAATGCCAGCAGCTAAGATGCGTAAGGATGGAACTAGACGGAGCCACGGTGAGTGGGCAAGTGCTAATGGGTTTGTGTGGTACAGCGAGGATAGTATTCCAGACAGTTGGATTAATGTAAAAAACAAAGAGACTTTTGACTAATGGACGAATCAAATCGCAAAGATGAAAGGCGCGATAGTTTTCTTAGGAAGAAGAAGTTTAAAAAGATACAAGGTTCTTCTAAGCTAAAAGAAACTAAACGCAAAGAAAACAAAAACCTAACTAACGAGATGGCTTATGAACAAGAAACTAAATGATGTGACTCCTAGCGAGTGGGACAGGGCCGCACGTAGTAACATACCTTACGACATGACTACAGAAGAGGGTAGACAGGCAGCGTGGGCGGCTTACTCAGTACCTGCGGAGGAAGAGGCAGAGGAGATTAGCTTAGAGGGTTGCACTACTGAGATTGATTGGGGTAAGGATGAGGGCATGGAAGATTTAGTGAATCACCCAACACACTATAACTCTGGAGGCATTGAATGTATTCAGGCCATTGAAGCAAGCATGGAGCTTGAAGCATTTCAAGGGTACTTAAAGGGCAATATTTTGAAATACATTTGGAGGATGTCCTATAAGGGAAAAGCTTTAGAGGACTGCGAGAAATCCCAGTGGTACTTAAATAAATTAATCAGCACACTAGAGGACAATACATAATGGATCAGTACCAAAGTTTTATACACAAGAGCCGATATGCACGTTGGATACCAGAGGCAGGGCGTAGAGAGTCGTGGCATGAGACAGTCAATAGATACGTAGACTTCTGGAAGGATCGTGGGCAGATAGACGAGGAGGTATCCCTAAAGTTATTCAATGCTATCCACAGCTTAGAAGTTATGCCCTCTATGCGCTGTATGATGACAGCAGGAACAGCACTAGACAAAGATAACGTAGCGGGTTTCAACTGTAGCTACTTACACATAGACTCGCCGCGATCCTTTGATGAGTTGATGTACGTTCTCATGTGCGGTACAGGTGTGGGGTTCAGCGTTGAGCGCAACTTCATTAACAAACTACCAGAGGTTGCTGATAGCTTTCACCCTACTGAGAGCGTTATTGTTGTATCTGACAGTAAGATTGGTTGGGCTTCAGCATTTCGTGAGTTAATTGCTATGCTATATGCAGGTAAAATCCCAAACTGGGACATTAGCAGGGTTCGTGGAGCAGGTGAAAGACTGAAGACCTTTGGCGGTAGAGCATCAGGGCCAGAGCCTTTAGTAGATCTATTTAACTTTTGCATTGAAGTGTTCCGTAAAGCGGCGGGTCGAAAGCTAACCTCCATTGAGTGCCATGATATTGTTTGCAAGATTGCAGACATTGTAGTTGTTGGTGGCGTTAGGCGTTCAGCGTTAATCAGTCTATCTAATCTTTCTGACGGACGTATGGCTAAAGCTAAGTCAGGTGACTGGTGGAGGAACGAAGGACACAGAGCGTTGGCTAACAACTCAGTGGCGTACACAGAGAAGCCAGACTTTGAAGCCTTTCTGTCTGAGATGCACACCATGTATGAGTCGAAGGCCGGAGAGCGTGGTATCTTTAGCCGCGTAGCAGCACAGAAAGTTGCAGCACGTAATGGACGCAGGGACGCAGAGCAGGACTTCGGAACAAATCCTTGCAGTGAGATAATTTTACGCAGTAATCAGTTTTGCAATTTATCGGAGGTAGTTATCCGCGAAAAGGATACCCTCGCTTCATTGAAGAAGAAGGTTGAGACTGCTGCAATTATTGGGACTCTTCAAGCAACGCTGACAGACTTCCGGTACTTGCGGAACCTTTGGAAAAGAAACACAGAAGAAGAAGCTTTGTTAGGCTTGAGCATGACAGGGATCATGGATCATCCTACTCTTGGTAACTCTTCGGATAAAACAAAACAGTGGCTAGAGGAGTTGAAAGAAGTTGCTATCACAACAAATAAAATCTGGGCTGAAAAGCTTGGCATTGCACAGTCTGTCGCTATTACATGCGTTAAGCCTAGCGGTACTGTTTCTCAACTCGTTGATTCTGCTAGTGGGATTCATCCTCGTTTTTCTAAGCAATATATTAGAAGAGTACGTAGTGACAAAAAAGACCCACTTGCAGTCTTTATGGAAAACAAAGGGTTCCCAGTAGAGCAAGACGTTATGTCCCCTGCCTCCGCTGTCTTTAGCTTTCCTGTTAAGGCTCCTGAGAAATCTGTTACTGTCGCAGAGGTTGGTGCTATGCAACAGCTAGAGCTTTGGAAAACCTACCAGAATCATTGGTGTGAACATAAACCAAGCATAACAGTTTATTATACAGACAATGAGTTCCTCCAAGTAGCGCAGTGGATATGGGATAACTTTGAGATCTGTTCCGGTATTAGTTTGTTGCCAGTCAGTGACCATGTTTATCAGCAAGCTCCGTATGAAGACATCAGTATTGAGAAGTACAATGAGTTGTTAGCTGCTATGCCTCAAGGCGTTAGTTGGGAAGACCTAGAAAACTTTGAACAAGAAGATAACACTACAGGCTCTCAAGAATTAGCGTGTACAGGTGGCGCATGTGAAATTGTTTAATAAGAAAAAGGAAGCCAACATCATAGGCTTTAAAGTTTTAATAAACTCTAAGGGGGTTGTTGTTACTGAACTTAGCGGCAT